CGCCAAGTACGTGAAGTACAGGATCGAGGTGGGGTCGGTGAACGCGAAGGGGAAGACCGTGTTTAAGTGGCACCAGGTGTACGTGGTCCTTGTCCGAGCTGGTGTCCCCGATCCCGAACTCCGAGATGATAATTACAGGGGTCCACATCGAGATCCCGGAGTTCTCTGTGTTCTTCGACCCCGAGGACTTGATGGAGAGCTCGACGCCGTTGGGGTCGTTCGAGGAGATCATGCGGAACCGGAGGACCTGGGACATCCGGTCCTACTTGAACCTCAGCTTCGCGTTCAATGAGACCCCGAACAGGGTGAGGCTGTTCTTTGAGGCGTCCGGCGTCGAGGACAGGATGATCCGGGACGCGGGCATGATCCCCATCAGCATGTTCTCCACGATCGCCCCTTCGCCGGTCAAGGACGAGATCCTGGAGGACCTGAACAAGTTGTACACGCAGCTGAACGAGGAGACCGAGGGGGGGAAGAAGTTCAACAAGTTCGTCTTCACGGGGGACCAGGTGTCCGTCGCGTCCATGCAGACCCTCGCCCAGGAGGTGAACACTCAGGGCTCCTCCCCCAACCTGGTGAAGAAGTTCAAGGCGCTGAGGCACGAGGTCTTCACGCGGATCATGTGCCACCACAAGAGGATCCCTTTCACCAGGACGGACGTGTCCTTTGCGGACGCGTTTGGGTACAGGAAGAAGGGGAAGAAGTTGACCCCGGACGTCATCCACGAGGGGAAGGACGAGAACGACAAGCCCTTGTGCATGATCATGGAGTTCGCGGTCACGGACATGGACTCCGCCGGTCCAGTGTACCAGGACAAGCTCAACAGGTACAGCGCCATGGTGGAGAACGTCAGGGGGACTCACCACAGCCCGATCGTGTTCGAGTCGTACGTCTTGTGCACCACGAACCCCGATTTGTCCATCTTCGGCGGCATGGACGACCCGAACAAGGCCGAGGTCTTGAACCAGCTGCAGGAGTTGCTGCAGGTGAACCAGACCGCCATGACCACTTTCGAGAGGTTGGGGCTGATATCGAGCAGGACCGTGCACGTCCTGGATGACGACACCAACATGGAGAACATCATGACGCGGATCTCCGAGATCAACTCCAAGCTCATGTTGCTCACCCCGATGAAGGACAAGAGGTCCATCCGGATGTCCACGGCGTTCGACGCGACGAACAAGGAAGGGATGAGCGACGAGAGGATCCGGAACTCGGAGGACCCCATGCTCCAGGAGATCAAGAAGTACGTCATGGACTTCGACGTGGACTCCGAGTACAAGGCCTTGAAGAAGGACCTGAAGGAGGGGATGCTGTCCGGGAAGATCTCCCCGGAGATCGAGAAGTTGTACACGTTCTCGAGGAAGAACATCCACAAGGTGGTGGAGGACACCAGGACCCTGGGGAGCGAGCAGGCCAAGAGCAGGTTCACGGCCAGGCCCCCGAAGATCCTGAAGTTCCCGATCATGGAGTTCCCCTGCGGGGTGGACGACCCCGTGTTCATGGAGACCAGGTACGTGGAGAAGTGCTTGGACGACGGGACGCGGTTGTACAAGACGTTCGACCACCCCGAGGACCATTCGGTCGTCGAGCGGGCCGGGATCGGGCTCCAGTTGTCCGATGTCGACCGGATCGAGGAGCTCTTCGGCTACCTCGGGTCGGAGAGCTCGACCGCCTTCCAGAACATGATCGCTGACAAGTTCGAGAACAAGACGATCCTCTCCGCCTGCAAGTACAAGTCGATGGAGACGGCCTGGATGATATCGGAGCTCTTCAAGAACATCTGCTACCTGGAGGGGAGGCGCTTCGTCTTGAAGGGGAACTGGTGCGTCTACAAGCACTTCGAGTCCCTCAACATGACCATCGCCATCCACGAGGGGAGCGCCATGACCAAGGGGAAGCAGATTCGGTACAAGCTGGTCTCCAACTCGCCCAGGGCGTTCGGGGACTCCTACCATAGGTGGACGGCCGTCGACGGGACGAGGATGTTCGAGACCAAGTGGTTGACGGCGTCCAGCTCGGACACGAAGCACTTCTCCATGCTGTTCAACAAGACCATGGCGTTGGTGTCGCAGTACAAGGACACCTGGGTGGAGGCCACGCAGCGGAAGACGTTCTTCGAGGAAGGATTGATGAAGACCCACAAGATCCTGGCCCCGATCCTGACCATGATGGAGCACAAGAGGGGGTCCAGCACCACCCTCCAGTACAACAGGTACATCTTCCATTCCATCACAGGGTTGGTCTCCCACAAGGAGGGGGTGGTGAGGGACATAATGAAGGAGCCCGTCAGGAGCATCCCCGAGAGCTACTTCAGGCAGAAGCAGCTCAAGTGGTGCGTGTCCTTGTCCGCGGACTACAGGAGGTACTCGCACGAGATGTTGGAGAAGCAGTTGTCCAAGGACACCGAGTACGACGTGATGTTCTTCCCGAACATGTTCGAGGAGGACTCCAAGGTGGAGTTCTCCTGGATGATGAACGACATGTACCTCGGGAACCTGTTCGAGAAGGACTCGGGCTTCTCAGGGCACAGGGCCAAGGCGATCATGATGAAGATGGCGACAGAGGAGATCAACTTCATCAAGATGCGCAAGGAGCAGAAGGACTCGGTCCTCGGGAAGATCCACGACAGGATCAAGTTCTTGACGGACAAGGACCTGCACCACCGCTTTGACCGTCGCACCGTAGTGATGATGTCCAAGATGATCAGCAAGAAGATCAACAAGCACCCGGACTTCCACAGCAAGATCAACAACATCCTGATGAAGACCATGGAGGACTCCATGATGATGACCTCGTCCCTGTCCTCCGGCCCCTACCAGAGCCAGCACTTCGAGTTCTCCCAGAAGGTCAAGAAGGACTTCACGTTCACCACCATCTTGCGGGAGTTGGAGAGGCTCCCGACCCAGATGTTGATGAAGATGATCGAGAGCGACGAGGACCTCACCGCCGCGTTCTCCCTGTTCGCCAAGGACCAGATCGGCGGGGCGCGGGAGATCTTGATCCAGTGGATCATGATGCGGTTCCAGATGAAGTTCTTCGAGAACTTCTTCTGGCAGTTGTCAGAGTTGCACGAGAAGGACATGCTGACCAAGGGGACCAAGAAGCTCGGGATCCAGTCCAACGAGACGAACAGGTATCGGGTCACGGCCTACAAGAAGGTCGTCCACGAGGGGTACGAGTCGATGAGCCTCTCCCTCAACTCTGACGCCTCCAAATGGGCGCCCTCGATGCTGATGAACATGATGAACTACTTCTTGGAGGGCTTGGAGGTCCCGAACATGGTCAAGGAGCAGGGGCACAGCCTGTTGAGGGCGATGTCCTGCAAGGTCATGTTCCTGCCAGCGGACTTGAAGGACAAGTGGTTGAAGAAGCCAGAGGACGAGATGGAGGAGGACGAGGACTTGCAGTGGCTCAGGGAGAACTGCAGCGAGAACTTCGACTATGTGCACATCTTCAGCGGGATGGGGCAAGGGATGTTGCACCACTTCTCGTCCTTCATGCACGACGCGAAGGACGACCTCTTGGACATGCTCCTGAGGGACTTGCTCCCGTCAGAGGTCAAGATGAGGTTCACCACCCTGATCAGCTCCGACGACTTGACCAAGATGATCCAGTTCTACTTCAAGGACAAGAAGATCCTCAACGAGACGCTGTTCGCGTTCATCTACCTGTACGACTCCACGAACAGGTTGTGCAACATCCACACCAACTGGAAGAAGACCGCGCTCCAGCTCCTGGTCAAGGAGTTCAACTCGTACTTCTCCCTCGGGAAGAGGGCGGCGATGGCGATCATCAAGGACATCTACACGGCGATGGAGATCGCGGACTACACCGAGCCGGAGGACGCCGTGAAGTCCCAC